ATTGCAGTGTTTGAATTTATGGATGAGAAAATAAACGTCACAAGAGAAAACAGCGCATTCGTGCGAGTTGTAAAGGACTTTATAGAAAGCACGTTAAACCCAAAATCGGAGAGCGAATGATCTTCGTCTACACAGGATCAGCAGCTATGCCAATCCATGCTCAGGTAGTAAGGTATATTTCACCTGAAACTTCCCGCCTGTCGCCCGTAGAAAGTCCTGACGGCACTGAAGCTTCCGCGCCAGCTTTGCATCAGCCTCTTCTTGTGAGCTTGCGTTAATGTGAACATCTACGGGTCTTACCCTATGATGAAAGCTGAATGCGTGCGCTATGAGTGACATGCGGCTACCGTCGAAGTGTTTCATTTTATCTCCTTTTTAATAAGCCTGCGAAATATAAGATATGCGTAACCGATAATATCCATCCAGTGATCTGCTTTATTGGGCTGGCCGTGGCCTATTCTCGATATCTTTTTTAGAATGCTTTCAATCGCGTCCCTTTGATCGAGCATCATTGAGTTCCAGTTCGGCGTCTGGCGCACAATCTGGAAAAGCTGCTGGGCTGTTTTAGCTTGCTCTAAATAATTACCATGAGTCGCCCCGCGCTCGCTCAAGATTTGATCTATAGGTTTTTCCCAATCTTCCATTTTCAATCACTCTGAATAATAATATCTGCCATCACGCCGGGAATAAGCACTTCCGATATCTGGCAATCCGGACTGATAAGGCTACGGCAATCATGACCTTGGCGATAATCATGAACAACAATATAAGCAACCGAAATGCCATCAGGATATTGTTTGAAAAGCTCATCAACCTTTTTCTTTACGGCTGTTGCGGTAACGCGGTCTTTTCTTCTTCTGATTAACTTCAGCGCTGGCTTCACTTGATCTCCGTTGTCTTTACAAAAACCTTACTCTTTATGTATGCCCTGCAAGAATTACATCTATACCCTTCGTATTTGCGGGTCGATGTATAGAACGGATTATCTTGGGAAATATCGGCTGATTCACACACTGGACAGATATTGTGTTCAACACCCTTTTGATAAAGCCCGCGATTTGGTCTGTTCTTTGCCCAGCCGCGCAGCTTTAAATATACCCCCTCAAGAACTCTCACATCCTTCCTATTATATTTAACACATTTTTTGATTTCTTCCTCATCTCCTTTAGAAATAAGGCCCCAATCAGGGGCCTCGTCTTTCTCATCTAAACCTAAAAATCTTGCTAAATACTTGAGATCATTGGCTTCAAAGTCGGCGACTTGCCGCGCTAATTTCAAGGTATCAACTGTTAAATAAGGCTTTATCGGGTCAAAACCGTGGAATATGCAGCGTTTATTTATCTGCCTTATATCGAACTTATCGACATTATGGCCAACAACAATATCGGCTTCGGAAAGCAAGGCGTGCATAACCTTGACTACCGCATAATCATCCCTATAGTCTTTGGCGAATCTTTCGGGATCATGTAAGACAGAAGCCGAGCCAATCGTATTACTACCCAGCCACTTCCAGCCAACACAGACAATCCATACGGGGGTTTTGATCCAATCGGAGGGGAGGAATTGTGAGTATAGTTTCCTTTGATAGCCATCGCCTTCAAAGGTCATCTTGCCGGTTTCAATGTCGATCAATAAAATACGTGCTTCGGATTTGATTGCGCGTATGTTGATCATCTAATCGCCCCACCTGCAATGGGATTTCCCGTACTCATTATGAGAAAGTAACTGCTCGACTAGATCGTCCGAAATAACTAGAACATCAGCCGCTGTCGGCCTTATTGGGTAAAATCCTCGGCACTGGTCTTTCATATTTAGCGAGGCGCAGCCTGCGTTCATCAGGAGACATATCAGCAACATCAGCGTTGATTTTCTTGCGTTCATCTTCTGCCCTCAAGTTATCTTCCAGTATATCGCGCTCGTTTCTTAGCCTTTCAGCTTTCGCGAACGAGCGGGCTATCCATAGGATAAACCCGCTCACTGCGACGATACTCAGTAAAACAGCAATCATTCGTTTCCGTAGTTACCATGCAATGTAGAAGCATCTGCTTCTTCGAACGCTTGCTCTAAAGAAGCCTTAACGCCTTTGGATTGAGCAGCATCAAAGCCGCCTTCGTTAACACCGGGGCCGAATGCAAAAATCCAGCCTGTAAAAATCAAAAATGGCACAAACATTATTTTTTCCCTTTCTTAACATCGCTATCAGAGAAGAACGTCAAAACGAACGCCAGTACGGATGCGCCAGCGGTTGCAAACAACTGAGTTTGTTCTGGTGAAAAATGAATACCAACCAGAGTAAGCGCAGTCGCTAGACCAGCATAAGTGCTGGGGTATCTTAGATATTCTACTAATTTATCAAGCATGAAATCTCCCTATAATAAAGTTTAGCGGGGCTAAGGTTTCTCTTAAAGAATGAGGTGTGTATGAACCTGCCCCCGCTGGTTGCATTATACCATAGTGTGACGTGCTTTCAAAACTCGAATTGCCTCGATGAAATCAGCCACCCGAACGGGCGTTTGTTTAGCCCATAAGCTGTTTTGTAAATTCTGTATAACCTTGTCAAATTCATGGCGTACCAGTAATTTATACGAGTTTTTAAACTTCACGGAAAAATCACCTAGCTGAAAATTCACCGATATTAAAGCCGCCAGCCACTCAGGGGTTAAGATGTTAATCTCTTTCCATTGTTTGTATGATGTGTTCAAGGCTTTATCGCTGTCCTTGTTAAAGAATACGTCTATCTGAATATCGCTTATGGTATCGCCAAGCTTTAGTTTATCTTCCGGTTTTACTAAATGGCCGATGCCAACGGTGGGCTTTCCAAGGCTGTCCAAATAAACCTTATTCCTGCGCCCTTCCCGCTGTATAGCGTGCGCCTTCCATATCTGCATGGCTTCTTTTATCATTTAAACAGCCACGCGAACATAGCAGCAAGTCCGCTTATAGCAGCACTAAACCCTGCCGCGCCCCAGATAACTTTTTTTTTGTTATCGCTGTAATCTTCCCCCAGCGATAAAGCCCTGTTTGCGATGTCTTTAATGTGGGTAAGCTCCGCGCCATGTGTATCAATAATGCCAAATGCTTTATCTACTTTTTTGTCTGTTACAGCGTGCTTGTCTAATAGCATTTCAAGCCTTACGTTAATTCCCGTATGTTGCTGCGTCATGGTATCTTTAACGCCATCAATGCTGTCTTTGATGTTGTCCAAAATTTGTTTCAGGAAGAACTCTTCTTTAGTCATTGTCGCCCATTTCTTTTAACTTATCGCCTTCTTCTTCTAAATTTAACAACATACTCAGTAATGGCTGCAACAACGCTGCCAAATATTCCGGTTATGGCTCTAAAATGCTTGCTGCCAAAATGTCTTGCTCTAAAATGATTAAGCCCCATCTAATGTTACAGCCGTTCTATTGCCATCAACATCAACAGTTGAAATCACCCTGTCTGTTGTGCCATCAATACCAACAAATGTTTCTGTACCGCTACCAGCGCCAGATACTTCTCCGGCCAGCACTGCGGCTATTATTCTAAGAATTTCTGCTGCTGTGTAGCCGCTTTCAATTATTTCAGTCCATGGATTTGATGCAGAGCCTGCATCGTTTAACTTCTCGCCCATCGTGTTTGGCACGTTATTTGCTGCAGCTAGTGCAGACCATACCGCCTGCCCCACGTTTGCTGTCGATAGTCCTGAGCCTGTCACGGTTATATCAGCATCAAGCTCCCCTGTGCCTGTCAACGTCGATCCTGCCGCTGTGCCAGAACCAGCTATCGCGGCAAGCAACGCCCCAAAAGCCTCAAGGTCTGCATCTGTAATGCCGCCTGAGCCTGTGATATTGGCAACGGCTGCAAGGAAAGCTTTTACGTCTGCATCAGATATTGTTCCTGTTCCAGACAGCGCGGAAACAAGCTGAACAACAAGGCTTCCAAATGCAGTAATTGTTCCATCGCCTGAAATTGCTGCCGTAGCAAGTTTAACAGCTAAGGCTGTTGTGCTAATCGTTCCTGTGCCAACAAGATTAAGCGTTGATGCCATACCGCCCGTTTTAGGTGGAAGATGCCACGCCCAATGTGTGTTGTACCCATGATTAAATGCTGATAAGTCGCGCCCTGATTGAGCTGTGTCTGGTGTATAGAACGAGTGGAAAAGTTGCGGCTTGAATTGTGAAAAAGGATTAGTAAATCCTTTCCCCCACTCCCTGACACAATTTCTATTTTGTTGCGCGTAATTTGCTAATATCATTAAGTATCACACCATGTATTGCCACGTATAATTCTATGTATACATTGTTCTGTAACTCCGAATTTTTGCCCTAATTTACGCAAATTAAAGTCCTTTGACCTAGGTAAATAATTAAGTCTTATATAGTTTACGTCTTCCTGCTTAAGTTTAGCGGCTCTTGCTTTTTCTCCAGAATGCAATACATGCAGACCAGTAGATACTGCGTGACGCATATTTTCAGTTCTTGTACACCACTCTAAATTAGCAACGTGGTTGTTCAATTTATTACCGTCTATATGGTTTACCTCTAATTTCCCGTCAGGATTCTGCAAGAATGCCTCAGCAACTAACCTATGTAATCTTTCCTGTCTTTCTCCAGCGTTAACAATCTTATATCCGTGACGAACATAACCAGAAAGCTCTTTACCTGATGTGCCAATAAACCGCCCACATTTGGACACTGCGCCCCTATTATTAGACAGTTTTTTAAATTCAACAGTCACGCACTATCCCCAAATAAAGTTGAGATAACCAGAAAATCCAGAGCTTGCAGGTGTCGCAACACCAGAACCCCATAACCAATAAAGCGCCGCGCCATCATAAATTCTAGGTATGGACGGGAGGCCAAATAAGAAGTTCTGCTCTGCCGCAAGGCCCAGAGTTGAAAGCGGTATTTGAGCTAACTCCCTTACCAAAGCAACCGAGTATTCACCAGAAACATAAGACGTAGAATTCTGGATCGTGTTTACCTCAGCAATCCCTGCATCTCCAGCCTGAAGAGGTACGTTGTAATTATATTTACCAGTACCAGTTGCGCCAGTATAAAGAATAATGCTGTTTGCTGCTGCGGTTTTACCAATTGGGAGAACTGTAGGCGTTGCGCGTGATGCGGTTTGCGCGGAGTTTGTATAACCAAGTGAAAGGTTAGGGGTTGCCGCACCTAATGGTGTTGCGTTTGAATTAAAGAATATAGCGTTCACGCCCGCGCCGTTCGTATATCTAGGAAGTAGCCAAGTAATAGTGTGCGTACCAGTGCCCGCATCCGTAATATTAATTTGTGTGCCAGCTATCGCGTTTGCATAGCTTGTGGCGAGTTTAAATGTAGTATCGCTTGCTTTAATCACATAATAATCTGTGGCTGTCGCCAAGGGCGCTGGAAGGGTTGTCGTGGTTGTTAATCGAACTCTAGTACCTGTAAGGATATTACTTGGAATATTTGCTGTGCTTGTGTAAGTGCATGTATCCGTTCCTGCATCAGCGGTAAATGTGTCCGACTGGCCAAGCGTGTTTGTTGTCGCCTGTGCAGTTGTGGTGGTTACGCTAGTAACGCGGTAAAATCCAACAACATCAACAAGTGCAAGTGTCCCCGGAACTGTAGTTGCCGCCGCTGTAACCGCAGACCCAGACAAGAGATATTTATAGTATGTTGATTGAACATTGCCGCCATGCTGGATTGCCCCGGCGCTTGTTGTGTTGTCTTTGACAGCCTGAAATGTAAGGTTTGAACCTGCGTTAAAAATCGCATCAGCACCGGGATTCCCAGCGCCACGAAAAAGCGTGTGCCATTCGTTTGCTACAGCAGCAGTGGTGGGGTTGAAGTTTTTGCTCCAGTTTGTTCTATATGTCTGACCGTTCGCTATTGCGTTAATAATTTGATCGTTTGATGAAAATCCCGGCATTTATCTCTCCCTTAATTGTAAACAAATTTTGCAGACCCGCGAACAGCAAGCCCAGAAAGCGAACCATTTGGCATCGCAAGTAAACTTAAATAAGCATCGTCCTGCACCTGCTCTAATTCATTCGCAAATAACAAAAAATCTTTATCATAGGGTGCATCTATACCACGAATCATGGTACTTGCTAACGGCTTAACTAGAACAAGCGCAAAAAACCCAGTATCAGCGCCAAGCATAGTAACACTTTGAACACTTCTCACACCCGTGTCGCCATCTTGCAGCGGAATAAACGGATATTGCGGCGATGTAGAGGAAGCGGTCGCAGCGGTTGTTATTGTCCCCGGCGCTGTAACTGCATTTTGCGTTACTGTTTTTGACGTTCTGCCTGCAGTACCGCTTGAGTTTGTATATGTGACAAAAAATTGCTGCCCGCCTGTACGAGATGAAATTGTAACGGCCATCATCTGAACGCCAGCGCCATCGGTATAACGGGGTAGTGTAATAGTATTATCCATCACCTGCGGGTCAGTATTACCATCTTCAATGGTGGGATAATAAAGAAGGTAATCACATAATATTAATGGCATCGGCAACGGGGTTGCTGTATTGCAAGCCGATCTTAAAAATCTTAAATATTTTTTTTGATCTGAGGCTACCGCCTGCCCGTGATAGATTCCGCCATCAGTGGATTGCTTGATTGCTGCCGCTGTTAATGGAGCAGCGTCGAACCATTGTTTTGCCCTTGGATTGCCCGCCGCTCCAGTTAAGTCATACCAAACGCCAGCGGTTGTTACTTGTGTAACATTCTTGACATAGTGAAAATCCCTCACCTGTCCGTTAAGCTCTGCGTCAACAAGATTGCGGACATTTAATGTCATACGCACCGCCCTGTTAATGCGGACGCTAATTGCCAATAAGTTAATTTGGTTTTATCTTTTACATTCATACCACCCTTGCCAGCAGCGATTGCTTTGCGCGGTGCTATAATTTGCGCTTCGCTGCAATCTGTACATGGGCGCTCAACGCGGGGCTCTTGCCCATCAACAATTGTTACCTTTACCGCTCTCAAACATTCCGAGCAATAATAAAGCGGCAGCCCTATCATGGCGTCTAGTTTCTTTTCAAGCGGTGAACGAAGGTCGGGCATTAAAAATTCGCCCTTACTTGAATAACAACGTCATACAGATTGCTTAATGATGTCGTCTCAACAAGATCGCCCTCATCATCAAAAACCCTGACCTCATCAAAAAGATACGGCGCTTTCGTGCTTGGGAATACCACCTGCATTCCATCAGTTATTTCACCCATTTCTATTCTTGAATAAAGCGGGTCTTTTACTTCTTTATCTTTATAAAATAGCGCAACCTCCATGTTAAGCCTCCGTTACTGTCAGAGCGCCTGCAGCAAATTGTGGTGTAATGCCAGCCGCGACAGCTAGAGAGGCATTCAACGCCCCGTAATGCCAAACGGTACCAACGCCAGAAACAGCCGTACCAGTAGCAACATGCGTCAGTGTCGCGCCCGTCACGCCGCACTGCGGAAATGAGATCGTTGCATCATTCGCAGTTGCACCTGAAGCAGCAGCATCCCAGCCTGTCGATCTGGCTACAGCTTGCCTTGCATAGTTCGTGTAAGATGTTTCATTGTCTGTCTGCTGGTTGGTTCCTGCGGTTAAGTTCCCAGTATGCAAGCTAACATATACGTTAGTAAATGGCGCAGCCGAGGCATTATCAGCCACGTTTGCCCATCCTGCTGCACTGTACATTAGATCAATGATTTCATTACACGTCGATGTTGATTTAGGCATGTCTTACCCCTTCACATTCATAATGTTCATAAGGTCTTGCTTTACCTTATCCAGTTTGGCCTGCTCAGCTTGCAACTCAGCGCGGGTTTTTTCGTTCTCCGCCTTAATCCGTAAGGCTTCTTCGTATTCACCCTGCTTTTCTGCAATTGCTGCGTTAGTAGCCTCTAATTTTTTTGAAGCTTTTTCCTGCTCAAGTTTTACTTGATTTAAGTGGCGCTCATAATCTACCTCCGCCCTTTTATTAGCTGCGGCAATAATACCATCGGCTTTTTCTTGTGCGTCCTTAATTTTATCGCTAAGCTTTGACACCTCGGACAAAAGAGCATCGCGGTCTTTTTCAAGGCCTGATACTGTTTTACCAAGATCTTCAGTTGCTTGGGCCAATGATTTTACTTGGTTTAGGGCATCACCAGCATCTTTGTATGCTTTGTATTTTACAAGGCCATCATTAACTATTTTTTCAAGTTCATTTATTTTCATTAGTAGTTCCTCGCTGAGCAGATTAAAACGTCAAGATCTGGTGATGTACCAAGCGTGCATTTCGGCCTAATCCAGCGGTAGTTTTGCAGGATTTGTGCGCCCAATTTTGCAGT